ATGAGTCAGCGAAGGTGGTCGCGGTGAGGTTGGCGATGAGCGGAACCTCGACGGACGCGCCACGACGCACAACTTCGTTGGAATACGAGGTCGTGAAGATCGAGAGCGGCTCGAGGTCAGCGGTGAAAGACTCAAGCGCGGCTTGCGCGATGAGCTTGTCGTTTAGGGCTGAGTTGATGGTTGCCATAAGATTAGTAGACGGAGGCCATGATCTCCCGCTTGTTGTTGCGGTAGTATTCGACGGCTTCGGCGCCAGAAAGATTGTTGAAGATTTGCGCGGCGCTCAGTTCCTGCTCGGCAGGCTGGACAACCACGGGCTCAAGGCCAACAGAAGCGACGATTGCCGCAGCCTGTTCGCCAGCACTTTTGGAGGCCGCGAGCAGCGCGGTGATCTCCTCGTCCTTGCTGGCCGACTCGGCGGTCAGGCGCTCGACTTCGGCTTTGAGGGTTTCAAGTTCCTTGGCCGTCACTTCGTCGGCTTGCGCGCGGACGGTGTCGGCTTCGACTTTGGCGGCGAGGTCGGCCTGGAGGGCGTCAACCTTCGCTTGAAGTTCGGCGTTCATTGTATCTTCCGAGGAAGTGTCAACCGCTTCGTCTGCGACGGGGGCTTCGACAATGGGCTCCGCGACAACTTCGGCGGGAGCAGCTTCTTCGGCTTTGATGGTTTTGGTCGTTTTGCGGGCCATAGAGTTTTGGAAAATGTCAAAGCGCGCGCGGGCGGCTTCGGGGGTGATGGATGCGGCGGCTTCGATGCCGTCTTCGATGGCGTCGGCAAAACCGAGGGCCACGGCTTCGGTGGCATCAAGCCACGTTTCGTCATCCATCATTTGCGCGACTTGCTCGGCTTCCATCCCGGTCTTGCGGACGTATGCGTTGACCAGCGTGGCCTTGAGCTTGTCGAGGATGTCGGCTTCTTTGCGGAGTTCGTCGGCATCGCCCATCGTCATGCCCCACGGGTTGTGGATCATGACAAGCGCGTTGTCGGCGATGAGAGTCTCGTCGCCAGCCATAGCGATGACCGAGGCCATCGAGGCCGCAAGTGCATCAATGTGAACGACTAAGCCGCCTTTGTGCCGACGTAGCGCGTTGTAGATTGCGGCTCCTTCGACAACGGAACCGCCGACAGAATTGATGCGGAGGTGAACACGCTGGCCGGAAAGTTTTTTGAGTTCGGCAAGAAAGGATTTTGCGGTGACGCCACCAAAACCGATCTCATCATAAATGGACACTTCGGCTTCGCCGTCTGCGGTCTGTTGAATTGCATACCAGTGGCGACTCATTGCGCTTGCTGCGGTGTCAATGCGCTGCCGTTGTTTGTCGGCGGCGCAGGGTTGGGATTGAAAGTGGCAATGCTGTCGGCGCTGATGCCGAACTCGGCGGAGAGATCGGCCAGATACTTGGCCTCGACGGCGCGCTGGCGGAGTTGGTCTTTCCACTCAAGGCCGCGCTCGCTGTAGTCCTCGGAGTAGGTGCGGAGGCCGGCGCGGACATCGTTGAGGTTGGCTTGTGCTTCGCGTCCGTAGTCCACGCTTGCAGCCGCCGGGCGCTGCCATTCGACGCGCCACCAATTTTCGTTCTGCGGAATGAGGCCGCGCTGCATACCGAGCGTGATGACGTGGGCCCACACGCGGGAACAGAGGCGGTCGATAAGCAAGGCTTGGCGCTGCTCAAAGGTGCGTTGGGCGCGGACGAGCACGGCGCGGAGGGCCGCTCCACCCGCATCGGCAGGACGCGCGGCAAATTCCCACGGGACGCCGATGTTGAGGCAGACTTCGCGGAGGAGAACGTCGCAGAAGTCGCGGAAGTTTTGCGTGGGGCGGTTCGATGTCCAAGAGATCAGGTCTTCGCCCATGCCGAGGCGCGGGATGGCGCCGCCTGCGTTTCCGAGGCTTTCGACGGTGACTTCGCTGTTGTCCTGGGCGTTAACGCTGGCGGTGGATTCGCCGAAGAAGTCGGCGCCTTGCGGGTTGCTCGACTTGATGGCGAGGGCGATATAGGAGGAAATTTTGAGCGCCATCTTCTCAAAGCTGATGGCGTCCGACACATCGCGGAGGTGGTTGATGGACGGGGCGAGCGGCGTGACGTAGCGGAGCTCGTCGCCCTGGCTGGCCTCGCCAACGTGGATGAGTTGCTGCGCGGGGATGTCCTCAAAACGCTGCGCGGGGTCAACGCCATCGCCAACCAAATGGCGGTAGAAGATCGGGCGTAGCTGCGGATTGACCACCACGCCGTCGATGATGTTCTGCGCGCCTTCGCGGGCGGTCGGGTTCGACGGCTCGTAGATCGAGGAGCGCGCGTCACCGATGCGGTGGGCAAGGATGAGTTGCAACGCGGGATACCCGGTCGATTGCGCTGTGGCGCGGAAGAAAACTTCGCCGTCGCGGTCGATAGCGACCGAGGCGATGCGCTGCATCTCGCGCCAAGTGTATCGGCCTTGGATGTCGGCCACGCGGCTCCATTGCTCAAAGAAAGTTTCGGCGGCGTTGTCCCATGCCTCGTCGCCGCTTCGGGCCTGCGGGCGGATGCCTGTGCCTGTGGCGTATCGGGCCTTTTCGCAAATCAGCCCACGGACAAAGGGCATATTGTTGTAGACCCAGCGGCTCAACTTCATCAGGCGCTCGCGGTCGACGCCGGATACGTCGATGTGGCTATCGGTCGCGGTTGCGTTGTAAGGGAATCGACGCTGAATCGAAGGCCGCGCGGCATCGTAGCTTTGCGCCTTCGGGCTGAAGGCTTTGGTCACAAGTTTCCAGCGGTCGGCGAGTTTCATCAGTGCAGCGGGTAGTTGAAGGCCGCGATGGCGGTCTTGCTGGTCTTCCTTGTCAGCCAGAGCTCGAGGTCGGCGCTGGACAGATTGCGAATCTGGTTCCATGCGTAGAAGGCGAGCTCGGCGACGGTGCCGGCGGTCTGGTCGGGCGGGAGGCTGTAGCTGTAGGACTTGCCACCCATCGAGGCGCTGACGAGAACGCGCCCACCCTCTTTCGCCACGGTGAAATTATTGGCGGCAATCGTCTCAAGCGCCGCGACTGTTTTCAGCGCGTCTTTGTTGTTTGCCACCCAGACTGAGAAAACAAAGGAGCGCGGAGACATTGCTCACGCGCGGCGGTGTCAATCGGTGGGCTCGTCCAGCTTCGGCTTGATGATGTTGCCGTATTCGGCCAGCGCCAGAATCATCAGTTCGCAATCGAGCATGTGGTCAGGACGGCGCCCGACTTGCTTCCAGAGGTAGTTCTCTCGCCCCGTGAGCGGAGAGCGTTTGACCACTTTGCGGTGCGAATCGAGGTGCGCTTTGTATTCCTCGGAGGCATCAGCGGCCACCGTCCACGCCGGGCCTTTGCCGCCGCGTAGCCATTCAAGCACATCCTGCGCGGCGGGTGACGAGAACAGCATGAGGAAATATCCGCGCCGATACGGCTTGAGAACGGAGATGGCCTTGCGAAGCGTCTTGCCAAACTTCACGCCGTAGCCGTCCGCGCGGTCTTCGCCCTTGGCTGGGATGTATCGGTTGCGGAGACAGACATCGAGCACCTCGTCGGTGCGGAAGCCTGAGTCCACCACCACGAGCTTTGCCATCGTGCCGCCGATGTTGCGTTGCTGGTCGAGGCCAAGCTCCTGCACTTTGAACTCCAAGTCGGCCCATGTGGTGAGTCGGCCTTCGTCCACGAGTTTGCTTGAGCCGTCTTTGGCGAAAGCGCGGCAGGCGAAGTAAAAGCAATCTTGCTGCACGTCCACGGCCATAATGCGGGCCGTGCCTTCTTCGATGGGTTCGCGCAGGCGATACTCCCCGACTTCCAGTGGGCGCGATTCGTCCGTGGCTTGCTCCTCCCAGGGTTCGGCCAGCGCCCCGTTGATGAAATCCTGCAAGCCAATCAACCCCGACTTGGAGGCAAGGAACTGCGCGGCAAGTTCCCCGAAGCCGCAAGAACGCCACGGCGCATAGAGGCTGTTCAAGTGGTAGCTGCGCTTGCCTGCCGGGGCGTTCGGGTTGGTCGGCCTCCACTCGCCCTCGCGCAGCATCTTGGTTTTGTGGCCGCTGTTGATTTGCCCATCGCACGATTCACAGACGTAGTGCGCCGTGCGCTTCACGGCCTCAAGGTTCCACTTGCCATCGGCCTCCTTGGCCTCGTCCGCCCACCGCACGCGGCCCCAGATAAGGCGTTGCTTGTGGCCGCAATGCGGACACGGCACGAAATAATACCGTTGGTCGGCGCCCGTGAAGGCTTGCCAGATTTCGCCCTCGCCCGTGGTCGGCGTGCTGGCCTTCACCCGCAGGGCGTTGGTGTAGCTCTTGGTGCGGTTCTCAGCCAAGGCCACGGCCCCGGCTTCGCGGCTGGTCGGCAAGGCAAACTTGTCCGTCTCGTCCATGATGAGCAAACCCGCAGGACGCGAAGCCAATGACGCGGGGCTGTTGCTGCCCACCATCGTCAGCGTGGCATCGCGGAAGGACATCTCCAGCGCCTTCCATCGGTTGTGGTTGGCGGGCTTGAGCGCGGCGAGCCTGTGGCAATCGTCCACCATCGGTTGCCAGCGGTTCTCGGAAAACGAGCGGGCCAAGTGTTCGGTCGGCATGACCCAGATGGTCGGCGCAGGATTATTTACCATACGCCACGCGGCCCCGATCATCAGAATGGTGGTCTTGCTGGTTTGCGACCCGAAGCACAGGGTCAAGTCCGTCACGCGTGGATCGCTGAAGCACTCCAACGGCTCGCGGACGTAGGGCGTGAGGAGCGTGCTATACGGCCCCGGCGTCTCGGTCTGCCGGCGGGAAAGGACGATTTCATCCTCGGCCCATTGCCAGACTTGGCGCGTGTCGATGGGCGCAAAGACATCGCGCAAACTGCGCTCGAGTTGGGCGGATAGGGTCATGCCACCAGCTTCGGCGTCTTGCCCGTGGCATCGGCCCATCGTTGGAGTGCCACGGCGACATAGGCGGGACTGATCTCGATGGCGCGGCATTTGCGGCCAAGTTGCTCGCAGGCGATGATGGTTGTGCCGCTGCCGCTAAAAGGTTCGTAGACAAACTCGCTGTCGTGGTTTCGGATCGGGCGGGCCATGCACTCGACGGGCTTTTGCGTGGAGTGGCCTGTCTCGGATGCTCTTGCCCGATCAATTTGCCAAAGCGTGCACTGGCTTCTGTCTCCGGCCCAGCTTGCCGTTTTGCCTTTTCTCACAGCATACCAACACGGCTCATGTTTCCAGTGGTAGTGTCCTCTGGAAATAATGTGCATTGATTTTGACCAAATGATCTGGCTGCGAACTAAAAAACCGCTTTGCAAAAGTCCTTCTGCAACGGTTCCCGCGTGTAAAGCAGCGTGCCAGACATAGGCCACATCTCCTTGAAAATGAACGTAAGCGTCTTGCCAGTCTGCTTTGTCGTCGTTGTGAACAATGCCAACGGCTCTTGCTCCGGGCGCTCCTCGTCCAAATTTTGCACATCCGGCTTGAGCGGCGTCGTTACGCCAGTCTGCATCATATTCCACCCCATACGGCGGATCAGTAACCATAAGCAGCGGCGAAGCCCCCCCCAGCGCTTTCTCCACATCCTCCTTCTTCGTGCTATCCCCGCACAGCAGCCGATGATCCCCAAGCTCCCAAAGCTGTCCCGGCTCGACGCCCCACTTGGCGCGGAGTTCTTCGGCTTTGTCGATCTGGGGTTCGGCATCCACATCGCTCGTTTCGGGTTCTTTGGATAGCTCCAAGTCCTGCAAGTCATCCGCGCCGAATCCTATGCCGTCCAAGTCCACATCGAGGTCGCCTAAGTCGGCCAGTTCCAGCTTGAGCATCTCGGCGTCCCATCCGCCGCCAAGTTCGGCCAGCCTATTGTCGGCAAGGATGTAAGCGCGCTTCTGTGTCTCGGAAAGATGCGAGAGGCGCAGGCACGGCACGGAGGCAAGGGCCAGCTTTTGCGCGGCCATGACGCGCCCGTGGCCGGCGATGATGCCGTTGTCGGCGTCGATCAGCACGGGGTTGTTAAAGCCAAACTCGCGGATGCTTCCGGCGAGCTTGGCGACTTGGGCTTGGTCGTGCTTTTTGGCGTTGCGCGCATAAGGCACAAGGTCGGCGGTTTTGATTTGCTCAATTTCCTGTTTCATAGATTTCGCGGAAGACGGTCTTTTGCAGATACTCCTCAAGAATGCCCAAGGCGTGCGGCGGGTCTTGCGGGTTGAGCCGCGCGGCCAAGGCGGCGGGCGCGGCAAGGAGCTTTTGGCGGATGTCTTGAAAGACGCCCCGGTAGGTGCG